CAGGAACGCAGACGCCTCATTGCCGGACTTCCCACCACCGATGAGGCCCTGCCGGATCACCTCATGAACGAGATCGAGCTTGCACCGTCCCGTGCGAAGCGCGTCGAATGCCACCCAAGGGCCGTCAGGTGCGGCCTTTTCCTGCAGCCTCAGAATTTCGCCAGTGCGGAGGCGGAATGTAACCGTCTCTCCGCACCAGTCGGTTTCATAGGTCGGATCGTAAGTCACGCCTTACGCGACCGGCGTGAACGTGACCGCGCCGTCGCTCTGCAGGTTGAGCGAGATTTCCGCGAAGGCGTTGCCGTCCGCGTTCCATGTGTTGCCCATCGAAGGCATCACGAACTTCCCAGTCCAGACCGCGCCGTCCGAAGCCGTAACGCGCCACCAGGTGGATTCGTCCGCCTCATAGGCTTCCTCAAGCATGTTCACATGCTCGGTCGCGTAGAGGCCGGAGCCGGTCACCGAGGTCGTCTTCATGCCAGGCTTGCGCTTCATGGTCGGTGCGGCGAAGTCTGTGTCGCAGTCGCGGATCGCGCGCTCGATGACACCGCGCTCGCGGGTAAGTTCGGTGGATTCGATCGCGCAGATTTTGGTCCACACAGGCGTACCGCTGCCGAGTCCGCCGTATTCGATCTTGTACTCATAACCCGCCAGGGTCTGCGGCTCTGACATATCAGTCTCCGTCGTTAAGCCGGCGCCATCTCGGCCCGGAGGGTGATGACACCGTGGGCGGTCACGCCGTCCGGGTCGGAAAAGAATCTGGTGTTGTCGATCACAAGCCGGCCAAAGAGATGCCAACCGGCGATCGTCGGCTGCTTAAGGTCCAGTGCAGCGGTGACGGCGTGCACGAGATCACGGCACACCTTCATCTGGTCGCGGGCGTCTTCGCCGGCCTGCGCCCAACAATCGATCTGCAGCGTCGTCGACGAGCCATGCCGGTCGGCACGGTGAAACTTCACTGCGTCCGATGGTCCGAGGGTTATCATCGGCATCGGGCCGTTATCCGGCGGGCTGGCGTAGATGCGCTGCCCAACGACGGCCGATACGACTGCATCAGCACGCAGCAGCGCGACCACGGCCGTTTGAACCGCCGAAGAGGCGTCGATCATGTCGGGCCTCCCCCATTACGCTTGAATGCTCTGCGGAACGCAGCAGCAAGGCGGCGCTTTATCTCGGCCTTGCGCGCCCGGAAGCTCGGCCAGAAGAACGGCTGCGCCCGCGTCTTTTTGGTCCCGTACTCAACGAGGTGACCGTACCGGACCTTGGTATTCCCGGCTGTCACCACCGCCCGCAACGGTCGGACTTCGTACTGACCACCCGGCTGCGAGTAGAGCGGCGTGTTTTCACCGGCGCGCGTCACGACGATGCTGTCGCGCAGATCACCTTGATCTACAGGAACGATCCGCCGCATGGCTTCGGCCAACTCATCCGCCGCCTCACCGACCGCGGCATTCATCTCTGCCTTGATCCGCTCGGGCAGATTGTCCACCCAAGCGGTCTTCATTTTGCGAAGGCTCTCTCGCGCCTCTTTCGAGCGCGCGTAGCGCCGCGCCATACCCTTAGGCCGAGCGGCCCAGGACGATCATCTTGCCGGTGACCGCCGAACCCGAAGACGAGTTCGCGAGCTGCAGAATGTCGCCGGTCGATGCGGTCACCGCGATGCCCGCGCCGCCCGCCGTGATCACGAAAAGCGAGCCGGGCCGAACCGGGATGCTGTCCGACTTGTCCGTGAAGATCGGGACGCCATTCGCATCGCCACCCACGACGATGTTGTTCACGTTCGCCGCGTCCGCATAGACAATCACCGCCGCGATCTCGGCCGGCGTGAACGCGAGGCCATAGATATCGAGAAGCGAGCCCGCCAGATCGTAATCGGTCGTGGTCGAGGCCGCGATGTTGATGCTCTCGACATAGATCTTGTCGATCTCGCCGTTAGCCGTGCCCTGCTCGAAGGCCTGCGAAAAGGCCTCCATGATCTTCGCAGACGCCTCACCGAAATCAGGCGAAAGCGCGAGCGCGCCCTCCACCTTGGCGCGAACCGTGATGGTCATATTCGTTTCTCCTTCAGGTGGCGACGCCGACCGTCACCAGAAATTCCACGAACGCCCGGTCAGGCGTCCGAACGATGCTCTCAATGTTGGCCGTCTGGCCCGCGTAGCCGCCGGCGGTGAAAACCACCCGGTCGCCCGCTGTAATGTCCAAGGTCTCGGCCGAGCGGCGCACCATCAGGTTTCCCCGGCTCGTGCTTTCAAACTGCCCGGCCTTCAGCCGCTCGCTTCCGAACTGCGGCCGGAAACCGGCCCAGCATTCAGTTATCGGCCCCCACGCAGCCCGAGGGCTTCCGTCGGCATCCGTCTGTGTCCCGCGGCGCTCAAAGCGCACGCGCTCAGTCAGCCGGCCGGCGGGCATTAGCCCCAGACCCGGCGATAGGGCTGCAGAAGGAAGTTGACCGGGACGGACGTAGAAACGGCCGCCGAAGCCCCCGTGTTGCTGAAGCTCTCGCGCGCCGCGTACAGATCCGCGACCATCAGCAGGATCGCGCTCTTGAGAGCGGCCGGCACGTCAGAGGCGGAGCCATATCCAGCGGTGAACTCGACGCGCACCCTGTCGTCCCGCTCCTCGTAGAGCGATGGGAACGCGAAGGTCGACGTAAAGCGGACATATGCTCCGCGCTCATCGTGTCCGAGCGTGTAATTGCCGGAGGCAGTGACCGTCTGCTCAACATTCTGGGCGTCGGAATACTTGACCGAGCCGATGGCGGAGACTGGCGCCAGAGGCAGCCGCAGCTTGCCGCAATCGTCGGGCCACGCCTTGAAGTCCTGCCGCCATGTCTGGCTCACCAGCGCGCGGGCCAGAACGCCATCGGGGCCATCCAGGTGCGCGATGGCCGCCGCGAGATAGGCGCCGACGATCGTGTCTTCGTCGTCGAAATCGAGGCGCAGATGCGCCTTCGCTTCACTAAGCGATACCGGCGTCGAGGCCGGGGCTGAAATGAGCGAAGGCGCAAGCACTGTGCTACCCGCCTATTACTGCGGCGGGTTGGCGGTCGGCGCGCGTTCCGGGTGGCCCAGAATCCACTGGCCAGACAGGAAGATGTTGCCCGAGTCGTTGCCGGTCGGCGTGACCGTGACGCGGACATAGCGCTTGATGCCGACATAGCCGATCTTGCGGCACTCGTTGTCGTCGTCGAACTGGAAGCCGGCGAGCGCCTCGGTGCCGTTGAGATACTCGTCCGCCACGGCCACGAAGTTGCTGCCGCTCTGCTCGCTGTCTTCGACCAGAACAGCGAACGTTGCGTTCGCGTCGGTGTTCGCGCCCAGCATGAGGGCGAACACGGCGCTGCCATAGCCATTGAGGTCGACGACCTCGGAGACAATGGCGGTATTGTCGGTGCGGGCCGCCTGGGGCGAAATACCGCGCGCCAGGTGGATGTTGTTTGCCAGATCGCGCATTGCTGCGGTCCTTTCAGATCAGAGGAAAGAGAGAAGGCGGCGGCCGTTTCAGCCGCCGCCGAAGCATCCTTACGAGGCGCTGAACTTCATCAGCTTGATCGCCTCGAAGTTGACGACCGCGCCGCCGGTGCGCTTCGCCGTGTAGAACTTCACGTAGGGCTTCGACGTGAGGTTGTCGCGGATCACGCGGACGCCCATGCGATCGACGATCTGGTAGGCCGCGCCGAGATTGCCGAACGCCAGCGACAGGCTGCCGGTGCCGAGCGCCGGGAAGTCGTCCATGCGCGCGACCGGATAGCCCATGATCGTCTCGGGCTGGCCAGCGATGAACGAGGGCTGCCAGAGATAGTTGTTCTGGCCGTCCTTGAACTTGCGGATCGCGGTGACCACCGAACGGCGCGTGAACCATGCGGCGCCGGCGAGGTACTCATCCTTCACACAGCCCATGAGGTCATAGAGCTTGTCGCCCTTGGCCGATGCGGCGAAGTCGCCGTCGACGCCGGTGATCACATGCCCGATGGTGCCCCAAGTCACGCCCGAGCCGCTGTCGGCCGCCGTGGTGTAGCCATTGACGAAGCCGCGGATCTTGTTCGCGGCGCCGGTGACGAACTCGGCATTCTCGAAGCGGCCGAGCTTTTCACCCACCTTACCGGCCAGCCAGGCCTCGATATCGACGGCAGCGTCGTCGAGAAGCTGCTGCGTCGCCTTCGGCTCGGTGTCGATCCACCAGACGGGGATGCGCCACTTGCCGACCTGCGGCGTGGTCGTATCGCCGGAGGTGGCGTGTTCGCCGGCATAGCCCGCGCCGGCATCGCCGGTGTCTTCGATGCCTTCGAGCGCATCGGTCGTGATGGCCTGCACGCTCGCGTACTGGCGAACGGGCGAGGTCTCATAGACCTTCTTGACGATCCGGCCGGTCACGTCCGGGGTCACGAAGTAACCGCCGTCCGGCGCCGAACCGACCGAGAGGGTTTTCACCTCGTCATTGGTGAGGCCGCGGTCGCCTTCGATCAGCCACTTCTGGTAGGCCGACTTGTACTCGTCATAGCCCTTGTCATCGATCGGGGCGTAGGACTGATGGCGGGCCAGCGCGGCCGACTTGCACGTCGCGTTGAACTCCTTGAGTTCCAGCGTGCGCTGCGCCGTTTCTTTGGTGCCCGAGATGCCGAGGCGGTTGAACTTCAACTCCAGTTCCTCGCGCTCCTTGGCCTCGGCCTTCAGCGCCGCCTCGATCTTGGCCTTCGCCTCGACGGCATCGTCCAGCGACTTCTCGATGCGCGTCAGCTTTTCAGCCGTCAGCGTGTCGTTCTTCTTCAGCTCTTCGTGCGTTGCCTTGAACGCCTCGAAGGCTTCGCCCTGCTTGTCCAGGAGGGACTTGAACTCGGTGAGTTCCATAACGGTTTCCTTATGCGGAGAGGATTGCGGTGTTGCGGCGGATCATTTCCGCCAGTGCTTCCGCGGTCCCTTCGTCACGAAGGTCCGTGTTCGGAGCCGACGCATCGCGCGCCAGCCAGTCTTTGAGGCCCGAAACCGCCTTCACGGCGTCCGTGCGCGAGAGACCCTTCATCCGAAAGGCGGCCTCAATCTCGCGAATATCGTCCTGGCTCAGATCGGCCAGGGTCTTGACGGCGGTGATCCGCGCCGAATCCAGCATGGGAAAGCTGACGAGGCTGATCTCGCGCAGGTCCACTTCCTTCAGGATGCGCGCGTTCTTGGCGCGGTCCATCGTGTCAGCGATCGTGGTGTAGCCGATCGACAGTCCGTCGAGCGCGCCTTCCTTCAGATCGACGTAGGCGTCCTTCGCAAGCTGCTTCTCCATCAGCAGCCGGCCCTTCACGATCAGGCCCTTGCTGTCCTCGGCCAGATGCTCCCAGACGCCGACCCGGTTCTCGGATCGGTGATCGGTCAGCATCTTTACGCCGCGCGCTCCGCGCGCCTTCAGTGATTTCTTGAAGGCGCCGCGTGCAACAATGTCGCCGCCATAGTCTTTTTCGTCAAAAACCGAGGCATAGCCCTCGATCACGCCGGCATCGCTGACCGACTTGATGTCGAGGGTCAGCGCGCAAGTGCTTGTGCGAAGCGTCATTCCTGCCTCTTCAGGCTGCCATCAGCCAAAAATCATTGTCTTGCCGGCGGATAACTCCGCGGCGATCTGCCTGGCCGGTCGCCTCAAAGGCGGCCGACGCGCTCATATTCGATGCGATCGAGGCCAGAGCCCCGATCTCGGCCGTCATGCTCCCAGCCGCAGTGATGGCCGCTGCCATCCAGCCCGGCTTTGCGGCGGCCACCCGGCGCCGCGGACTTTCGACCGCGCCGCGCCGCGGGCGCCGCGTGGCGATTGCAGACGATCCACCCCCGCCAGCCGCCGGCGGCGTAACCACTGCGGCCGCCCCATTCGTCAGGGCGCCAGAGAGCGTTCCGCTGGCCGAAATGGCGCAGAACATTGCCCCGGCCGGAGCGTCTTCGCTCGGCCCGAAGAACTCGCTGCGCCAATAATCGGAGCCGAAATACGTTCCGGCCATCGGCCTAGTCCGTCAGGTCGTAAGTAATCGCCGTCCGGTCGCCGTCGGTTTCAACCGTCGCGACGATCCGGTCTTTCGTGTCTGCAACCGCATTGCGGATCGTAATTGTGCCGGTGCCGCCGCCCGAGACTTTGCCAGCAACGGCGGCCGTGATCAGTTTCAGCGCGCCGTCGAGTGTCAGCCCCGGCTCGATCTCTGTCGCCAAAAGCTCGGCGCTAAATGCCTGCGCGTCCAGGACAACAGCCGGGGCAATGTTGCACTCAAGCTCGCCCGTCGCGTAGCTCGTGATCGCCAGCGTGCCCGTGCCTGTCATGGCCGAAATGGCGAAACCGTCAGCTTCCAGCGTGCCCGCAAGCGCGCCGGATCCGGCGAGATCAGCCGCCGCAGCCAGCGCCGCAATGACGTTGGCCGACAGCGTGCCCGTTGCCACAATCTCACAGAGGCCGGACACCACAAGCGCGCCAGTGCCCGCAAGCGTGCCGACAGCCGTAAGCGCAGCCTCGCCGTTGACGCCCATCGCGCCAGAGCCAGATAGCGCCCCTGTGCCGAGCATTGCATTGCGCGATGCCAAAGCGCCCGGCTTCTGCGGCATGACCCATGTGTATCGGTCACGGTAGCCGCTCGGGATGCCAGCCAGATCGGACGTTATGCCCGTGCCTGACGACAGGTTGCGCTTCAGCGCCGCCTTGTCCCAGTTGCCAATGTGCATAGACGGATAGGCGTTATTCGAAGCCGTTGCCCCAAAGATGCGGACGCCGGACGAGTAGTCTCGGAACCCGTTCTGAAGCAGCGCCACCTTAGCCGCCGAACCCGTAATCGAAGTCCACCATGATCGTGCCGGCAGAAGTCGTCGCGCCGGTCTGGAACATAAGGAACTGAATGTTCGCGCCGTCCTCGATCCTCGGCAGCGAGGGAAATGCATTCAGGAAGTCAATCTTCGAGTAAAGACCCGTTGCAGGAACAGGGATCGTCCAGAGCGGCTTGCACAGGCCGATGATGACCGTTCCCGATGCGTGGGCCGTGCCCGACCACACCAGCGAGACAATATCCGAAACGCCCGTGTCTCCCGCAGCCAGAGGAAGGAACGGGTTATACTTGTTCGCCGCAGTCCCCGAGTTGAGCAACTGCCCAATGCCGAGTGAGGCCGTGGACGTGAACGTAGTCGTCGCACCCGCGCCGCCGCCCGTGTTCAGATAGTTCACGATGCATGTCGGGGCGTTTGCGCCAAGCACCGTGTCCGCCGCGACAAACAATTTCAAGCCCGTCCCGTTGGCGTAACGGTCGCCCGTGCCACCGCCCGACCCGATGGCCGTCATCGTGACAGTCTTTGTGCCGGTCGTGCTGACGTTCGTGCCCGACAGCGGGACATAGCCCACAAGGTCTATGGCCATCAGATACCAAGGCGCACCAGCCGCCGCGACAATCGAAGCGCCCGCGCCCAGAAAGTGCTTGGTCGCCGTCGAGACGTTGCCGCCGTGATACAGCGTGCCCTCGCCCCATGTGTCATCCGTCGCCACATAGGTCAGATCAGCGCCCGCAAACGTGGCCGCAGGCGGCGTGCCTGCATGGCCAGCAAGCAGCGTCCAGTGACCAGCCGTGCCAGCAGACGCGAGCGTCTTGTTATAAAACACGTTCCCGAACTTACCGTTCGTGGTGATCTGGTCGATCAGATCGTCTTGGCTCGTCCAGCCCATGTCAGTTCCACGTCGTTTCGAGGATGCCCGCCAGGAACGACGAGGCCAAAGTCCCGCCGTGCCCGGCTGCGAAAATGTCTAAAACCGCGCCATCCTTGATCTGCGCAGGCATCTTGTTGATGACCGATGCAAACTCAGTGCAGGCGCCGTAGCTCTCAAGGTTGCCCGATGTCGTCCGGCGGCACTCCTGCGTGATGTAGGCCGTCAGCAGAGGGTGAACGATAACCAGCGCCATCAGCCCGCCACCGCCCGCCGTAAACGTCACGCTCTCAATAGACCGAACACCGTAGTCACCGGCTTGCAGGCTCAGGAACGGCTTATAGCTCGTCGCGCTCTGCACGCTCGACGCCACAACCTGCCCGCCGCCTGCAATCGCAAACGTAAAGTGGTTCTGGCTGACCCGCCCCGCCGTGCCGTCCTGATTTGTGTAGGTGAACGTAAACTGCCCCGTGGTCGAAGCCGCCGACTGCCCGACCGCAATGACGCGCCCGTGCGTGTAGCGCGGGATCGACACCGCGTTCACGAGGTCCTGCTGTTCTCCAACCGCGTCCGTGTCGATGAACGGATAGTAAAGCAGCAGATCAGCCATGATTAGCTGCTGGCGCCCGTTCGTCG